CACAATGACTGCTCTTCGTCGGTAAGTTTTTCACCGCGGAGTTTCTTGAACCATAGATCTGTACCGGTTTGGCCTCCAATCAGGGTGCCGCCAGCATCTACCTGCATACTGTCTAAGATGGTAGCGGTATAGTAGTCGTGGAAATTTTCGTGGAAGATGTTATCCTTCAGCCAGGTTGCGGCTTTGGATACTCCAGGTAGGTTGGATGCTACCAACAAATCTAGGCCGGTCTTGCCGATTGGTGGGAGAATGCCACCTAGTTCTGGTTTTCGTCCGGCTAGCATTGGTAACAATGATACTGCCGCGGTAATAGGTGCGTTTGGATAATAGCCCCAACGCTGGGTATAATCCATAACTTCTCCTGCCCAACCAAGTTGTTCGTAGTAGGATGCATAGTCGGATCGTGTTAAGGTAAATGTGGTACCAAGAACACTACCAACAAATGGATTCATTTCGAGATTAGGAAACCATGATGGGACAAAACCATTTTCGCTGTAGTCTTGGTACTTGCCCCATGCAGCCGGTAAGCCAGGATGACGCAATGCTTGTCTGGATAAACTGAACCATCTGTATTGATGGTAGTTCCAGTACGGGTAGATCATCTTCATGGTAGCACCTACCATATTTTCGTTGGTGTAGTCCGCAAATGCTTTGTAATAGTCTTTGTTAGCTAGGTCTAAGGCTTTTTGGCGGAGTTCGGTCCATTCCGCTTCGGTGAAGAATGTCTTACCTTCCACTACTTTTGGTTGGTAGACTCCGAGTTTTTCTTGTAACTTTTCTAGCCGTGATTCTGCGGGTTTGAATAATGGTCCTGTAGGTTCTTGGTCGGTAATAAACTTGTCTCGTGTGGCTGCAGCGTTATCAATCCACGCATCTATTTCCGCCTTTTTTTGCGGTGATAAGCTATGTGTCATCTTGAGTGAGGCTAGGCGTTGTTTCATTCCCTGACCCTGCATTAGTATTTTCTGGGTGAGGATATCCATTTCAGGAGACATTCCAGCCTGATGAATGAGGTTGTCGTATACCTGGCCGATTTTGGATTCGGTAAAGCCACGGAATAACCTGATATCATCTTCGGCAGTTTGTTTTACCAGCTGGATGAAGTATTCCTTACCGTGCATTGCGATGGTATCTAGTAGACCATTAGCTAATCCATCTACGTTGGTACCGAACAAGTCAGCCACGTCTTTTGAAGTTAGTGGACGGTTAGTCGCGTCGATAGGTTTTTGCTTGGTTCTTGGTATGTTGTGGTAGAGTTCGGATAATCGCCTGCGGGTAACGTATTCTCCAGCACTTTGGATAGCCGAGTCATTTCTGTATGTGGACCATAACTCCGCACGCTTCGCACGCAATTCCCTATGTGCTTCTGGAGTTCTGGAACCTTTAGGTAAAGACCAGAATTCATCCAACATTCTACCATCTTCACGCAATGTAGCGTCACGGATAATGTTGCTAGTTTCTGCACGTTCGAGAATTGTCTCTAATGCTGTACGTTGTTCTGGTTTGAGTAGACCAGCATTGGCTAGTAACTTAGCTCGAACTGCACTCAGACTGGCGGTAATTTCATCAGTAGTCCTGAGCATGTCGGAGCGGCCTTTCTCCCAGACTGAACGGACAGCACCGAATTTCTTGGCCCGATAGAGTTGGTCAGTTTCTTCCATGATTTGCGACATCAGTCTGTGTGGGATGAAAGCTGCGGATTCGGACATGACCTCGTAGTGGGTGAATATTTCCAGTAGTTCGCTGGGTTTGGTAATCTCTGTACCGGCTATGATATCTGCGGTGTAGCGGAATGAATCACCAATCGCAATTGGATACTGACGAAGGTCTTCAATGGCTGATTGGAATACCTTGTCCACGAATTCGTTGATACCATCAGTCGGTGCTGGTTTGATTGGTGAGTCTATGCGAGATTTTAGGACATCAGATCGGATAATGAGTTCTGATTCACGAATACTGCCAACTGCAATGACATCGTCTACTTTAATCAGAATATCATTTATACCAGGCGTACCAAGTGGCCACGTATCTTGAAATGTTCTGGCAATATCTACGCTACTGGAAGTATTTACAAATTCACGATCTAGTACTTGCTCAATCGGAACAGATTGGCCACGGAAGATTCGTATATAGCCGGTGGGGTATTCCTTCATTAGAGAATTGTGCAGTGCGGCACGGTATTCTGGACTACTGGATGCGATCTTGCCTATATTCTGTAGAGTGTCGTTATTGGCGTGGAGTATCCAATCCGTTGTCTCTTCGAATAATGTCGGGAATTTAACTCCAGGAACATTTTTCAATGCCTCATCATGTACACTGATAAATTCACGCACCGCTTCTGGAGACTGTACTAGGCCTATGTCTTCTGTTCCGATACCAGTTTCCTTGGATACCTGACGCCAGCCTATGCCGTGAGACATTTCCAATTCAACCGGTATGGCTCGGAATAGTCCACCTTCATCTAGTAATTGATCTGCTAAGGCTCTGGCACGGGGAGAAAGTAAATTCGCTTCACGCAATATTTTGACTATCTCACCCCTCATCAACGAACCGTCGGTAAGAACTTCCTTCAATGCGAGAACATCATCTCTACTGGATATCATGCGGCGAAACATTTCCTGTTCTAGTTCGTGCGTGGATAAGCCAAGTGATTTTTTATCTACCTTCGGCGCATTCTTAGCTCCCTTGCTCAGAGATTTGATGATATTACCACTTACATCGGTGTATGCCATCTCTGCTAGGTGTTGGGCCATTTTTTGGGTGATGTAGTTTACACGGATAGCATTACCCCAGATTTCTGATAACTTAATCCACTTACGGCCAGTCCACTCAAGCCAATCTTTACCGGCTATACTTTTTGGAACGTTGTATCCAAAAAGCTGCTCTGGTATTGCGCCAGGTAAAAAAGATATCGCACCAGACTTATAACTTGCTGATGAGCCTAGTATACCTGGTGCATCGGATACAATTTTTGGTACTCCTACTAGTCCTTTACACATCATGTTAGCTGCTTCATACTTAACAAAGCCAGGTGTTACACCCTCAATCAGAGATACGCCTATGCCTTCAAATGCGTTCCACAATGGGTAGGCAATGCTGGCTAAGTTGGCTTCTGCAAATGGTTTAACCAACCAACGGTCAAAGGCTAGTCGAATTCTATTATTATCTATTGCATCTACCTTAGATCGAAGACCGAGTGCAATGCCTTCTAACATCTTGCCACTAGCCTGTTTGCCGGTAACTTCTGCTGTGATGATGGATTTCTGTTTTTTTAATAAATAGTCCATCATGTTAGTGACGGCGTTGATGTTAGAGGACTTGCCAATCTGTATGGCAGCATCTATATCAGTAGCCAGCTTCTTGCTGTATACCTTGATTTCTTTGGCTAATAGTGGTAGATTAGCCGAATCAATTTGCAGCGAGTTTGCCAGTCTTTTGGCGCATTCTAGCGGTTGGTTGACCCTCATCGTAAAGTCCGTGATGATCTGGTTTACCTCGGACACTATGGGTGCTGGTACATTTTCTGTCAATGTGCCGCCGTGTTGTCTACTCCAGAGGTAAATTTTACTGTCTGACATAGCTTCGTGGGTGGATAGATACCGTCCCAAATCGACTAGGACATTACCATCCAAATTAGGTGTATCCGCAAACGCCTTAACTGCTGAGGTTAACGTCAGAGCTAAGTCATCTCTGGTAAATTGATGCATGGCTTTACCAGTCACCTTAGTAACTGCTACGTTTAGTGTCCCGGCAAACTCATCCATACTCTTCTGGATTATCTGATTGCTGGTCTTCAAGGATACGTTGGAAAACATGTGTTTTGCCGCGTCGAATGGTATGTCAGTTACCGCCCATATGCCCTTGTTCAGACCAAGTACGCCGGAACCTAAGGTCTTGAGTCCGACTCGGTTTAACATTCTACCTGGAACTGACAGTCCTACTCCAGGAATGTAGGTTATCGGGTCGGTAACTAATTCTATACCTAGCTTATAATACCAGGACAGGTCCCATTCCTCAAACGCCTCACCATATGCACTCCAGACATTTTTGTCTTCTCCGTAGAATTTGCGGTTAAAGTTTTCCTCGATGCCCTGAGTTCCCGGTAATAGTTTTGCTACGTACATGGAAGCTATTCCTGCCATTGGGTTAGATACGTTGCGCATATATGGAGCTAGGAAGTCTGCAAAGCTCTGCATGGGCGACTGTATGGAGAAGAATAGTCTATCCCAGGTGGATTGGTCTGGTTGTTTCCACTCCTTAATGCCGTTTATGACGTCTTCAATCATTTGCCGCTGTTCCAAATCAGCTTTGACTATGGTATCCATAACCATATCTACGTCAAATACAGCACTGATAGATTCTGGCGGTAAGTCCTTGATAGCCAGGTATTCTAATATCTCCACATCTGTCATACCTTCCGGCAAAGATGGGCGTGGTGCGGCAAGCTGTTGCAGTATGGCATCAACAGTTAATTTCTGTATAGTGTTAGGAGGAATTTCTTCGTGTGCAGATGCAAATAGCACATCCAATGCCGCTTCTTTTTCTGGGTCAGCGGCAAGCCAGTCTGGTATAGCCACCTTCCGCGCGTTATCATCAAACGCACTCATAGCTTCTTCTACATCATTTTCGGTCATGCCTTCTGGAACGCCAAATTTCTCGGTATATTCCTCGTAGGAGGTTATAGTTCCGATAGCGAGTAGTCCCGGTAAATTATTGTACAGCGTCATGAACCAGTAGGACTTCTTTAACTCCGGTGTACCGGCTAATATCTGTTCTTTAGTAGCTTCGAATTCTTTCTTACCCGGATCAGATATGCCGGTAACGTTCTTAAACGCATCGACGATGTTATCACCAATGGTAAATGCTTTGAGTATGGATGGTTTCTTTTTCTTAATTGGTTCAGGTTCGGCGTAAAACTTTTCATATTGTGTAGTCCACCATGCCTTACGTTCTGTATATTTATCCGGCACAACAGGTTCCGTAACAGCCGGAACTTCTGGTACTACAGGTTCTTTCACATCAGGAACGCCGACACTGGGAGTTAGTTGTAATGGTTTGATTGCCATTATTCAATACCTCCACGTAGTTCTTTTGGGATGGGGATATTCTCAGCGCCAGGTCTAGGTTGTGCGGTTTGTGTGGTTACGGATTCTAGTTCCATCTCTAAGGATTTTGCTAGTTTATCGTATAGTTCCGCTTGGTTGGTGTCATCCAGTTGTCTCAAAATCCTAGCCTGCTCCCTATATGCGATGATGTTATCCACCAATATGGCTTTAGGATTCATCATGGCGTCCTCTGCTCGGACATCTGCCATGGATTTCTTGGGGTCTAGGATTTCTGGGAACAACTTCTCCTTAATCCAGGTTACTGGTAATCGGAAATTGGGATTAAGCATTCTGGCCACAGTTGCCTTCTGGACAAGATAGCCGGGAATTTCCAAGTCTGCATCTACGTCAAACTGCATGTCTTCAATTGGAGGCATTATCTTTGGTTTCTTGAATTTGTGTGGAGACCAGTTATTCTCAATAATCATGGATTGCCAGAAGTTGTTAATATCTGATCGTAAGCCAATTACCGCATCCCTATATGGGGTTAGGACCTGCATAGCTGCGGAGGCGATGTTCGCCATTGCCATGTAGCTAATCTGCTGCTGTATTGTACCATGTACAGCATTAGGTAATA